CCATCTGGGTGAGGTGATCCATCAGGCGTTTTCCGCCGATAGGGCTCACCTTCCCCCAAGATCGTCCACCATCCGATATGCGTCCGTTCGTTGAGTAGTTCAGGGATTGTCTTTTTCGGCTGACGCCGTTCGTAAGTCCCGCCGCGCCTCATCCGCGCTTCGTGCATGGAGCAAACGCGAGCTTTTGGTTTGGTGGGCTTTTCACAGCCGTGGACAGAGCATAGAGATGATGTAGCCATTGCGAAAATCACCTTTCGTTTGGTCAGGGCTGGGACAGGTCTAGACCACCTGTTTCAGCCCGATTTTCTTAGCAGAATCCGCCCCCTAATCGAAGCGAATAATGGCGCGTGTCCTGCATCCACAAAAGGGCAGGGACCCGGCAGGCTCGGGCGGCGGATTGGCGTCGCTGTATTCCTTGCCGTCACGGGCTATGTGTTCTGCGCGACCGTGCTTTTTCCGGCTCCAAACCCACTGGTATTCGTCGATGCCAGCCTCGCGGCGCCGCTCTTCCGCCAGGCTGCTGGTCAGCTTGTTGAGCTGGTCCGACGCGATGCGCTGGCTGCGGGTTCGGGCCATGCCGGTCGCCTCGCTAATCGACTTCGCCACCTCGCGCGATGGCGTCCGGTTCCGCAGGCCGTCGAACACCGCGTTGCTGATGCGCTGCTGGGCTTGTGCCGACACATCCTTGATCAGCGCGACATTCCATTCGATATGGGTCGCGAGGCTAGCGCGGACATCCTCAGGGCCAAGGATTGTATCCAGATCGACCGACGTGGCAGCCAGCACTGCGCCACGCCATGCCTTTCTTTGCCAGGATTCGACACGCAAGGCCCACTCTCTCACTTGGGGAGTGAGCAGCAGCACAAGCCGGTTGATCTGCTCGGCAGCGCCATCGATCTCCGCGCGCACGTCGGCGGGGCTATCCTGCGTCAGTTCGGACAGGCTGCGCTCATAGGCGGCATTGATGCGGGGCAGGGCATCGCTCCACGCATTCACCACCGGCATGTAGCAGGAGCGATACAGGTCCGTTGCGAGCGTCGCAGGCGGTTCGATATCGCGGATCGTGATGCTGGACCGGCGGACATTGCGCTGGCGGCGGGCCATAGCAGCGAGGTTGTAGCGGGGCACCGTCAGGCCTCCGCGATCTTAGACTTCCAATCCAGATCGAGCGCCGAGAACTCCTCAGGACCGAACCGCAGCACGCCGTTGAACGGCGTGAGCGCGTCAATGTCGACACCCTCGGGCGCGGTGTAGCTGATCGTGACATGCGGCGCATATTCCGGCCAGTCATGCGAACCGCCGGCTTCGATCATGTCCTTGTGGCGCCAGTCCAGATCGGGGCAGGCAAAGCGCAGCACGACGGCATTCTCGCCCAACTTCTCGATGACACGCGGGCCGCCGGGGCGAACGATGATCTGGCCCTTCTCGTCCTCGCGCCAGTCGCGGCCCATCTTCATCGGATCGACCGGACTGCGGGAATAGAGGACCGTCACATGCATGTCGCTGGCGGGCAGGGTGGTGGCAAATCCATTGTCCTTGGCCCATGCGATCAGGTCGGCGCCGTTCAGCAGCTTGCGCTGGACATAGAGCGGGCGCGGCGTCGCGTCAGATAGCCAGGTCGCAGCATCATTCACGGCACGGCGGGCGGCCCCACTTCCAGAGCCGCCACCACCGGCTAGATCCGGATCACCTCCTCTCGCTTGGATTGCAGAAGGATCATCGCCACCTCCATCATCCTCGGGGTTGAGGCCAAAGCGTTCAGCCTCGGGGATCTTCTTGAGCGCTTCGGCGAGGCCGGGCATGTAGCCGCGCTCTTCGATCAGGTTCTGGACAGCTTGAGCCAGCGCCTCACGCGGCACCATGCCGGTGTCGATCAGAGCGGCCACCGCTTCCATGACCAGCTTGAAGGTTTCAGCGACCTCCTTCTCGGTCGGCACGTCGAGCGGGGCGAACTCCCACCAGATGCCGGTCGGATCGACGCCCGCTGATCGCAGCAGGAACGGGTCAAGCTGCTCCAGGCAGGGCCGCGTCTCCAGCTTCTGGCCGGACACGACGGCTTTGTTCCAATTATCCTGATCGCTCTTGCCGGTCGCGTTCATACCAGCAGGCGAACGGCCCGTCAGCCGCGTGAACGGGATGTCCGATACCGCCGCCACGCGCTGGTCGAAGGCATCCATCATCGCGGGGATGCCCTGCCAGTTCACCTGATAGTCGGTGATCGTCTCGCCGGGATCGTCGGTGCCGCCAGACGCGCGGAATAGCGTGGCGTTCAGGCTGTTCTCACCCTGGGCGATCAGCGCGACACGCTTGTTGAGCTGGTCCTGATCGTAGGTTTCGAGGCCCGGCACACCAAAGCGCAGCAGCTTTGCCTTCTTCACCAGCGCCGCGAACCAAGCCTGGGTTTCGTCGGAGCGGCTGACCTCGGTGTAGACCCGCATCAGGCGGCTATCGCCCCAGAACTTGCCTTCGTCGCTCAGCGTGGCTCCGGCAGGCAGCCGGGCACCACGGAAAGGCACGACCCGGCTCGGATGTATCTGACTGGGGGCGCCGTTCTCGTTATCCACCTCCCACATGGCGGGCAGGCCGTAGCGGGGGGACGCAAGCTCGCGGTCCCAATCCTTCCCCCTGATCTGCCAGCGGGACACGACGTTGATGGCGACGATCCCGCCCTTGCTGATCTGCTCGGGCTTCAATTCATCGGAGTGATTGCCGGCGGTCACGATGATGAAGGCACCGCCGCCAACACCGCGCAGGTTCTCCGCCTCCTGCGTCTTGGCCTGTAACTCCAAGCGCTTCTCTTCCGCCTCAATCAGCGTGATCTTGTCGGAATCCGCCTGCCAGTCGCGCCATTCCCGCACCCGATCCTCGGCGGGGATCGCGATGACCTTCTTCATCATGCCGCTCTGCATGTAGGCGGCCAGCGCGAGCTGATGGGTGAAGAAGCCCGGCAGCATCATACCGTGCATCAGCGGGCCGAAGCGCTGCATGTTGGAGGCCGCCGCGAAGGCTTCCCCGAGGCCATCGACGGTGTGACCGTCTTTGAAGCGAACTGAGCGAATGCGGCCACCGGACATGGCGGCGAGGGTAGGAGCGCGGGGTGGGGTGGTTTACCGTCGTTGGGCTAGAGCAGGTTGCCCATGTTGTAGCGCTTGTTCTTGATCATCGGCGAAACCGCATATCGCAGCGCATCCATGTAGTGGTTGTTCGCATCGACCAGCACCGGCAGGACATCACCGGTCAGGCGATCAACCTTGTAACTGTACAGCCGCGCCTCGTTGATCGTTGCCTTGCAGCGGGGGTGGATGACAATCTCTTTGAACGAACGCAGGAAGCGAATGCCGTCATCCACTGATCCTTGCCATTTCGGCGCACCTGTTGCCTTGGGAACGCCGTGACGGGTGATGATGCTGATGGAGCCGGGCGAGGCGCTATCCCACCTGCTGACGTAGTTCTCGTAACCTGGGATGCCATCGCAGACGCGCTTGCCGATATCGTCCAGTTCGATTCCACGGCCACCCGCCTCATGGCTGACGTAGAGTGTGTCGCCGTGGATGTAACAGCGCACGGCGGCGGTCGGATCTTGCGCATATCCAAAGTCACCGCCTTGATATGGCCCGTCCCATGTGTCCTTCGGCTCAAACTCGGCTTGGCGCCACTTGCCAGCCAGCACCTGCGCGTCGGAATTGACGAGATATCCGCCTTCCCAGACGTGGTCATAGGTGGCGGTGTCCAAGCGCTCCTGCTCGCGGCGGCGAAGGATGTCGAGGCCAGCGGGAAAGAACGGGTTGTCGCTCCAATTAATCTCGGCGGTGATGGCGTTGGCGGGCGGACTTTCCCTGAACCGCTTATCGACCGGGCTTCCCTGCTGGCGAGGATTCCACAGCGCCCAAAGCTCTGACTTCGGCTGGCGGAACACCGTGGCCTCAAGGGCGAGCCACGACGTTTCAGGCACGTCCTCAGCTTCCTCCACGATCGTCAGGTCGATCTTGGCCAGCGACTTCACCGACTGCGAATTGCGCCGTAGCCCGCGGAATATGAACTGCGTCCCGTTCGAGCCTTTCAGGTAATCGACGCCAACGTCGTAATGCGCCTCAAGCCATGGCTCGGACGCTATTGCTGCTT